TTACGTACCCCTAAACCCTAGTTTACGTACCCCTAAACATAAAGTGATATATTTATTATTTTTCTTTTTAATGCTTTTAATTAGGTTTTTGTTTGCTTTTTTGGACTACCTCCTAAAGCACTATTTTTAGAATTAATTTTTGATTTTTTAGATAGTTTATTTCTACATATTCCTAAATTTTCAATTTCGTTTTTTTCTTTAAATTTTACCTATTTCTATTTGAGTTTTTTCTCTCTGATTCTCTATTTTCTTTGTTTTTATAATTTCCTTCCAAAATTTTAATGAAGTTTGCGGGTTTTGTAATCCAATCAAAATCTGCAACCCAGCTTCTATCATTCGTTCCTTGTATGAAATTTGAATTTTTACAGTTTAAAATCACTTCCATTAAATTTTCATTTGAGTGATTTTTAATCAGATTAGAAATTCTTATTTCTCTTGGTTTTGAAATAGTTTTTATCTCTGGCATATTTCCACGATTATCATTAAAAAAATCAATGAATTTTTTATAATCAATTTTTGTTTCTGTTGGTGGGTCTGGTTTGTTTACGGAGCCTTTAAGTACCCCTAAACCCTGTTTACGTACCCCTAAACTATTTAAAAGGGTGAGTAAACCATCTAAAGTGATACATTTATTATTACGCTTTTTATAAGCATCTTGTATTGATTCGATAAAATCTTGGCACCACACAATCTTGTTTTCTTTCCAAAGCGTTGCATCAAATTTTCCTAAATAAACTAAATCATTTATTATTGCTTCAAGTACCTCTTTTGAAACTTTACACTTTGCTGATAAATACATCAATGTGCTTGGTTTTGATAAATTCAAATAATGATAGTCAGTCTTTGCTAATTCTCTTAAAAGTTTCACAAATGTTGCAAACCCATCATTACCATATGTTTCTTCTAAATAAAACATCTTATTTCCTTCTTCACATAAAAATGGAAAATAGTCTATACTGTTTCTTTCTGGTCTTGCCATTTTTTAATTTTTAAATACCATTTTTTAGATAGTTAATAATTGAACTTCTTTGTTTTATTTCAACTTCAAATTCAGTCGTTAATTGGTTGAAATTCATTTCTTTAATCTTATCAGCAAGAAGTGCTAATCTGTGTATTTCACGCATCAACTTAAACATTGATTCATTGTTTTTCGTAAAAGGAACAAAATCTTTGTAATTCTTGATTTGCTCATCAAGTTCTGATTTATAAGCAATTAAATTCATTATTTCTTGAATAAATCAAAAACTCGATTAACAATATTTGTAGGTACAATATCCTCTGCTCCAGTAATTGAATTTGCAATAGCTTTCTTTTCTTGAATTATATCATATAACCACTGGTCTAATGTATCTTCTCCTAATAAATAAGTTGCTCTTACATTACTTGGTTGCCCCATACGATGACAACGGGCTTCTGCTTGTTCACAGTCGGCTTGTGTCCACGGAAGTTCAACAAATAACACTTCACTACTTGCAGTTAGAGTTAATCCAACTCCAGCCGCCTTATGGTTGCATATTATAATGTTTGTACTCTCTTTGTTTTGAAAACTATCAACTGAATTTTGTTTTTGATTTGCATCATCTTGACCAGTAACAGTAACTGCTTTTGGATAAGATTCTTTTAATAAATCAACAATGATTTTATGCTTACAGAAGACAACTATTTTTTGTCCAGATTCTATTATTTCATCAATGTATTCTTTAGCAGCATCAATTTTACCTTTGGCAGAAATTTGAAGTAACATTGTTATTTTCACAATAGTTTCAGAACTAACTTTCTTTTTTATTTCTGAATCTGATAAATCACTATTTTTAAGGAAGTTTGCAAAATCATTTTTAACAACATCAAATTCATGCCTATTGGTAATTGAACACACTATTGTTTGTCGTGATAATGGAGGTAAATCTTTAAGAACTTCTTCTTTTTTTCTCATAAAGTAGCAGCTCATATTCATTAAGTAATTTAACTCTTTTAGATTTGCTGAACCTTTTCCTCCTTCACAATATCTTGTTTTGAATCCATTTTCACCTCCAAAATGAGCCAACTTAAACATTACCGCTAATTGACTAAACAAATCAATTGGTTTATTTACAACTGGTGTTCCAGTTAATAAAATGATGTATTGTTTTCCTTTTGTTAGTTGAATACAAATTTTAGCTTGTATAGAATTAGGATCTTTCAACCTGTGGCTTTCATCAATAATTACAGACCTAAATAATTTGATTCTATTGTCCAGAATTATTTGACTTGAGTGCTTCAAATCTTTTTTAGCAGGCATTGAACTAACAAAATATTTTTTCATGGATTCGTAATTCACAATAAATACATCTGCTTGTTCCATTTCCCAGAATCGATGCCAAGTATCTTTTGTTTTAGCATCAAGCACCATTGCCTTTTTATCAGTCCACATTTCAAATTCACGCTTCCAGTTAATTTTTAAAGCTGAAGGGCATACTACTAAACAAGGAAATGTTATATCTCCTAAAAGTTCGCCACCAACTACGGTGGCGATACTTTGAAGTGTTTTTCCTAATCCTGGTTGATCACCATTGATAAATCTTTTTAATTGTAAACCACGAGCAACACCTTCTTCTTGATAACTTCTCATAGCACCTTTTTTCAAAGGAATAGTTAAATTTAATTTAGGCAAAGCTGGAATTACATCAACTCGTTCTGGTAAATTATCTTTAATCTGAATTACTGATGCTCTACATTTCTTTGCAATTTCATCAACTTGTTCTTTGAATGAAAGAGGTATAACCCATACTTTTTTTGTATGATTCCATCTTGCTATTTTATAGCCATCAATAGTTTTAATTGATTCAACAAGACTTTTATCTCTATCTTTCCATCTTCCAAAACCTATTGAAATATGAAATACATTTAAAAATTCTACTATTTGCATTGCTGGTTATTTATATTAGTTAAATTGAAGATTCTTCATCTTCTTCAAACATTACAAGTTGCTTACTTGGTGCTTGTTTTCCTTCGAGGTATTCATAAACCTCTGATTTTAGATTATCAATAGTATTTACTAATTCTTCCATGAATTGATATTTTTTGGATTCTTCAAATTTTAGGAAAGGAGTATTGAAATTTACAACACTACGATTCTCTAATATTTTACTTCCAGAAATTGTTACACCTTCGTTATCACCAATTCCACCAATACTAAATCCTGAAACTTTATATTTCAATAATGGATTTTCTTCTTCCAATACTTCGTCAGGATTTTCAATAGCTTTTTGAGCAGTTTTCTCGTCAATTTCTTCACAGATTAAAGCAAAATGTGGTGCCAAAGAAGAAAAGGCGTTTCTTAAATCATCGTGAATAGGTGCATCAGATGAAGTCTTAATAATGTTTTTGGTATTGTTTACCGATTGGTCATACTCGTATGCCAAGAACAAGCTGTTTTTAATACTTGCTTTTTTAATTGTAATGTTCATGTTAAAATAATTATAATGTTATCGTTTCTAATTTTCTATTCTATTGTTGATTCAATAGATATTCTTTGCTTATCCAAATTCTTAAATCTCTTTGATGGCATTTTGGATTTGTACTTTTCATTGTTCTTTCGGTAAAGAAAATTTGTTGATTTTTAGACAGTTTCCGAAACGGAACGCCAAAAACGCTTGGCTGTCTTGGAGGTACATTTCCTTGGTTAAAAAATGCTTCCTTTAAATCGTCTGCTGTAAAAGGTTTCATCTGTGTTTTAACCCAATTTTCTGCAAAGGAACATAGTCTATCACAATATGCTTTGTTGTTTTCTTCAACCTGCTCAACAGCTTGGTTGGTTATTTCAAATGGTGTCATAAATGCTCTTTATTTTTATGTTTGCTTAATTCGTTTTCAATTTCCTGTAATAAAACAAGGTCGTTTGGTTCTGGAAGATAAATTCCGAGCTCCTTGCTGGCGAAATTTCTAAATCTATCAATAGCCAAAGTCATTTCTGCAGTATCTAAATTTGCTGTACTTCGCCATCTTTCAATTTTCACAATTCCTTTAAATTCTCCTTCATAAAATAAGGTTGGATTAACGTGTTTTTTAAAAACATCCTGTTTCACTTCCTCAAGTGTGTAGCCAGTTTCAATGCCAAACCAAGTAAGTATCAAATGCAAATAACTATTTTGAGAAATGCTCCTTTTATCGTTTTTTTCTTTTAACTCAAATCTTCTACCTTTAGAAAAAAAGTATTTTAATTTTTCAATAGCTTGCTTTTGATGAAGTTTATTTTCTGGATTGTAAATCATTTTAAAAAGGGGTTTTATTAAAATTAATTGTCATTCCGTTTGAGGCTACAGTTACATTTTTGCCTGTCAATTCAGATACTTCTTTTTTAAATTGCTTCTCGTCTGAATTACTGTCGGATAAGTGAATTAGAACAATGTTATTTACTTTAGATAAATCATTTGCGGATAACATTTCTTTGCAGTTAGCTAATGAAAAGTGAGATTTTATTATTCTATTTCTCAAAAGCTCCAAACCACTTTCTGAACCAAACTTTCGGTCAATAATCTCTTTTGAATAATTAGCTTCAATAATTATATTATTCAAACCATTAAAAGTATAAGCACAATAATAAGTATCGGTTAAAAACAAAACCTTGCCACAATCTGGGTGCTCAATTAAATATCCTAATGGTTCTGCAGCATCGTGTTTTACATCAAAAGCCATAACTTTAAAGTTTCCGATTTGTAAGGTTTCTTTTGATGCAATTATATTAGCTCTATGGTGCAGATATACTGTTGCTTCATCAAACGTTTTTCCACCTGTCCAAACATTGATTCCAGAAAGCATTACTTCATTTATTGATTTGCAATGATCTTTGTGTTCGTGTGTTACAATACATCCAACTACTTTATTAAGATTGAAATTCAATGCTTTTTTAATTTTATTGATGTTTACGCCACATTCAATTAATAATGCTTCGTGTTCATTTTCTAGCACGTAGGCATTACCTTTACTACCTGTGCCTATAATTTTTAGTTCCATAATTTAATTATTAAAAGAGGGAGTGGTTTACTTCCAGTCGCTGTGATGCTTTATCCAAATAGTGCAACCTTTGTCTGTTTTTAAATCCCTCTTTGTTTTTATTTAAAATCCTGGTCCAGTCATTTGGATTTGTTCTATTTTAGTTTCTTCATTTACTGGTTCTTGCTCTTGTTTTAACTCAAGAACTTCTGGTTCAATTACCTCTACCTCTTGAAAATCTAATGGCTCTTTGTTAGCTTCACTAATCACTTCGTTTTGAACCCTCGCATCAACCATATCTGTTTCCTTTTGAATAATTGCAAGATAGTTGTCATCAATTTTTTTACTGTCAATTGTAATTGAATTGTAGGCTGCTCTCGAAATTGTTTTATAAGCCATTTCATCAAACCACCCATCAATTTTTTCTACGCCAACTTTTTTACCATTCTCCCATTTGTCTTTTTCGCCACCCCAGAATTCAGCCGATGCGTATTTTGGTTTTCTCTTTTCAATATCTTTTAAAGAGTAAACTCTAAGTTTGTTTTTCTCTGGAGTTTCAAAAAATGAGTGATACCAAAATCCACCTACAATTTCACCACGATTAAAATCATTAACAATTTCAAAAGTGTAGCCTTCAACTTTGTTATGAATGTCTTTTTTGATTTGTTTAAACTTATCTGTTGAGTAAACCAATTCAACAACTACAGCATCTGGAATGTCTAATCCGTATTTTTTGGCTTTGATTTCCATACCATTGTAACCGATAACAAAGCCCATATCATATTTGTTATTGGCTGTGTTTTTGTAAGGAATCATATTAATATGGTTTGGCTGTGTTGGGTCAAGTTCCACACTTGAGTATGCAATCACATCAACTGCTAATTTTGACATATTTACATTTTCCCATGTTAGTGGCAAAGCATCACGATATTGCTCTGATTTAGCAAGTCTTTTATTTTCAGCATCTTTCAATGTTTTATCTATTTTTATAAAATAGTTTTGGCAAAGTTTCTTTTGAAATGAAGTAATAGTTACTGCTCCATTATTTGAAGAGAACTCTTTCGTTACAGCGTTTGTGAATCTTTCACTTTGTGATAGTTTAACAACAGCAACTGCTGTTTTTTGTTTTTCATGATTTTTTTCTTCTGCACTCATTTTTTTTTAATATTAATTGGTTTTTAATTATGTTTAATTGTTTTTGTCTTTGATAAAATTTACGTCTGCATTATCTCTAATAACTCCTACAACCACGTCATCTTGAATAATATCTACTGTTACATTATCTTTGTAGCATCGCCTTTAATAGTACCTACCCTAGCATAACCTTGAATGGTTTCTATTCTAGCATTATTTTGAATAATATCTACCCAAACATTGTCTTTAATGACAGATACTATAGCATC